AATAGCAAATGAAATGGCAGAGGATATATTGAATGAAAACAATAATTCATGTTAATCAGCACAACATAAAGGCTAATGCTAAAGGAGCTAACAAGCCTGTCATAACTGTAAAGACTTATAAAACAAATACTTATTGCAATCGTGTTAAGTTTACTGATGGCGAGATAAAGTATTCACCGGATAAACCATTGTCCTGTGGTGCTAAAGTATGGCTAGAAACCAACCAACCTGTAGAAATACTAGACTAAGGAGCAACAACTATGGAAAATGTAATCGATCTGTATAGTAACAATCTTTCTTATCTGCCTTATGGCGATGCCGACTTTGACATTGACTTGAAGCAGTTACACTATAATGCTAGATCACCATCTGATAATCAGAGCCACTGGCATGTAGCTAATAAACGTGCCGTTATTCGTACTGATACTAATCAATGTCTTGGGATTGTCGGCCCTAATTACAAGCCAGTAAATCACAGAGACATGATAGCTAATCAGAGGGCTATGATTATGCGAAGTGATCTCAATACTAAGGATATTATTGAGTCTATTGTTACTGATCGTAGCGGTGCTAGGTGTTATGTAAAGCATACTCTACCCAATCAGTTCCTAGAAACTCCAGATGGTGACACAGCCGCCCTGAGTTTCCTTGGAGTTAATAGCTTTGATGGCCTGTTTAGTTTCATGATGTCGGCTGGTGCTAGACAGTCAGCCTGTATGAATGGTCAGATATTCACAGAGGGTAGCTCTACCATATATAAGTCTAGACATACTCAACAGTTAGATATCAATAAAGGATCTCAGATTGTTGGTAAAGGTCTAGAGGTAATGATGCAACAGAATGAGCTATGGAAGATATGGTATAAGACTGTACCATCTCAAGAAATTATTAAGTCTATATTTGCTGCCGCAATTGGTGGTGATCCTCTTGATGAAAAGACATGGAATAATAAAAACTATATACAGCTTTGGAAGTTGTATAGAGATACTTATGTGCCTCGTCAAGGTGGAAATCTATGGGCAGTTTATAATGCTCTGACCGATTGGGCTACTCATTGCCAGCCCTCTAGGAAAGGCTCATCTGTTATATCTTTACAGAATCGTAGAGCTAACAAAGTCTCTGAGGTTATTTCTAATGATCGTTTATTTCGTAAGGTGGCTTGATGGTTAGTGAGTCTACACTAGCTGATCTAATAGAACTAAGGGATGCCCTAAGCGGGTGTCCTTTAGATTCTAGATCAGATCTAGTTTTTGTATGTTCTTTAGATAATGTTATAAATTACTTACAGGAGCAAAGTAATGGAAAGAGAGAAGTTTTATCATGAGATAGATGATTGGGTAGCCTATAACTTTGTAAAGATTGGCGCACCACTCCCTTCACGATCTTTCATAGGCAGTTTTATTCAGTTGGTTGAAGATGAGTTAGCAGGCTATGCAAAGAGTGATAGAGAAAAACTCATGCCTTGGGAGCAGGTTGGTGGAAAAGAAGAGCTAGATAGTCTTTTACCCATAATGCTTACATCATATTTAAATGTAAGGAGCCTAGCATGAAAAATATTAATCACTCAGAATCCAATAGAATCATATCAGAGATGATGACTAATGAAGAAATCCGCTCTGAAATAGCAGACTATGCAAGGGATATGGAAATATCTTTATGTAAAATCAAAAGTGTATTGGGAAAACTTGATAGCGTAAAAACTAATACTACAATCTGGGAGGATTGATATGAAATGGTGGTACATGCCCCTAGTATTTTTAAACCCTATACTTATGCGTATAACTATACTTATGTGGCTATGGTCTACCATGACTTTTTTAAAAATATTACATTATAACTATGGATATTTTACATGAATATATTTTATTTACACAACGATCCGAAAATATGTGCCGAGCAGCACTGTGATAAACATGTTGTCAAAATGATACTTGAGTATGCACAGCTATTGTCTACAGCTCACAGAGTTTTAGACGGCACTATGTACTATGAGCCTTCCAGAAGGACAGGCAGAATGGTAAAAAGATATTACCTAAAAGATCAGCGTAAAGATTTATATCAAGCTACACATATGAATCATCCTTCTGCCGTGTGGTGTAGAGAAAATGTAAGTAATTACATATGGTTAGATGATCTATTTAATTATTTACTTGATGAGTATACGTATAGATATGAGAAGGTTCATAAGTGTGCAGAGCTAAAAGACTTACTGCTTGAAGCACCAGATAATATATCTATTGATGCATTCACACCTCCAACTTTAGCAATGCCTGATGATAACAAGGTTTCGGATTGTAACATTAAGTGTTACCGAGACTATTACCATACGAAACACTTTGCTAAGTGGACTAACAGATCTATACCGGAGTGGTTTAATGGCTAGTAACTATACGCAACATCAACTATTACAAATGGTACCCGTTTTAAGGAACGATGAATATGATGACTACATCATGAATAAAAAAGCATTTCAGAAATGGTATGAAGTACATACACAGGAGCAAACCAATGCAGGAACATCTAGACTTAAAAGATTTTTTACTTTCACCAAAGATGGGTAACAAAGCTACTACATGGTTCTATGTAGATGGCTGGAGAATATGTGACATAAGTATTGGTAGAAAATATATATTTGTTAAACCTATATTTGGTAATTACTTTAAAAAGAAACATAGTATTCGTAGTGCCAAGCAGGTTTTAAAGAATATGTATTGGAAAGCTGCTTCAGTAGATGCACACTATACAGCTCTTTCACAGGGTAAAAAACGTAAAGCTAGAAACTGGGAGCGTCAGTATGCCTAGAAAAACATATGAAAATAAAAAAACTTTAGCATCTGAATCAGGGTTTGGTAAAGACCTTGAAAGATACTTTAAAGTTGTATTAAGAAAGTTACCTATACAATATGGTATAGACTGTATAGCTTTAGATCCAAGAAACTTAAAGCCTAAGTTCTTTACAGAACTAAAGAATAGGTACTGTAGTAAGGATACATATCCTACTTATATAATATCTTTATCAAAGTTTTTAAAGGCTAAAGAACTATACAGGTCTTTACATCTTGAGACTTTCTTATGTGTTAAATGGAAAGATGCTAGTGGTTATGTTTCTTTAAGTGAACTCCCAGATGAAGAAGTTGATATTAGTTTCGGGGGTCGTTATGATCGTAATGATTGGCAGGATGTAGAGCCTCTTTTAAATATCCATATAGGTAAGTTTACAATCATAGGTGATAGGAGATGACTTTACAAGCATTAAATTTGTATGATATCATGTGTTCGTTAATCAATATTAATAGGAGTTATAAATAGTATGGCTATTGTAGAAGGTACAGCTTACTGGGCTAGTGTTAAGAGGCCCAACACAACTTATGAGCCTGTGTACAGTGTTAATCTAGTTGTCGAAGAAGAGACTGCAAAGGACTTCAAGCGGCGTGGATTTACTGTTAAAGATATGGATGAGGGGCCAGCCCTGATCATCAAACGAAAGGTGAATGGTGGCCCGAAGGGAACTAGGGAAGCTCCTAAACTCTATGATCGAATGAAAGAAGAGATCGATGTAGAAGTTGGGAATGGTTCTAAAGTTAAGGTTCAGTATCGTGAATGGGAGATGGACAGAGGTCAACAGCATTTCCAAGGTCTAGAGTTTGTAGCCATGCAAGTTTTAGATTTAGTACCTTACCGTAGTGGTGGTGCTGGAGATGAGTTTGATGTAGAGGATGCTGTCGAAGAGGATGAGTTGTGAGCATATTTAAAACTGACAACGGAGACTTTGATGTATCCAAGATGTCTCTACAAAACCAACATATCTTTGTATTGGCTCAGAAACTTATAACTGAGATGAACTCATTGTCAGATGATATTGAGTCTAAGAAGGCTGCGCTTGAGTGGTTTAAAGCACAGCTAGGTACCGAGTGTACTGATGATACAAAAATTGAGGATAGTAAAGAGGAATAGTGTTGTGTGCTGATGATTAGGGGAGTTTCGGCTCCCCATTTTTTTAAGGAGCGAAAATGGCATTTGTTAAAACACATCTACCTTGTCCCGAATGTGGAGGTAGTGACCCAGCGTCTTTAAACGAAGACGGTTCTTTATATTGTTTTAGTTGCGATAAGTTGATACGCAATCAAGATAATACAATTCAAACAACCCCCATAGAATTTAAAACATACAAAAATAATTCTATGAATACTTCCGATGGTTCCTTTAATGCTCTTACTGATAGAGGTATATCTTTAGATACCGCTAAGAAGTTTGGTGTTAAATCTATATTAAATTCAAGAGGTGAAGTAGACACCCATATCTATCCTTACTATAACGTCAATGAGATAGGTGCTTATAAACTAAGAGATCCAAACAAGACATTCCACTGGCAGGGTTCCTCTACAGGAACAGGCTTATTCGGACAGCAGTTATTCCAAGGTGGTGGTAAGTATATAACTATCACTGAGGGTGAGTGTGATGCTATGGCAGCTTATGAATTGCAAGGTTCTAAGTGGCCCGTTGTCTCTCTAAAGAATGGGGCGGCTGGTGGAGTCAGAGATGTTAAGTCTTCTTTAGAATTCTTAGAGAAGTTTGAAAATATTGTTATCAACTTTGATAGTGATACTCCGGGCCGTGAAGCCGCCAAGAAAGTAGCTAGGTTATTTACTCCCGGCAAAGCATTGATAATGATTCTTCCTGAAGAGTTTAAAGATGCTAATGACATGCTGCGTAGTGGTAATCATAAAGCATATACAAACTCTTGGTGGAACGCTAAGACCTACACACCTTCAGGAATAATGAGCGGTAAGGAGATTATATCTAAGTACTATGATCGTCCTAAGAAAGAAGCTATACCTTATCCTTGGGAAGGACTTAATGAGAAACTCTATGGTCTTAGAACCGGAGAGCTTGTCACTGTAACTGGTGGTACGGGACTTGGTAAATCCAGTATCACCAGAGAGCTGGAACATTTTCTTGTTAAGAATACCGATGACAGGGTGGGCATTGTTGCCCTTGAAGAGGATTACTATAAGACTGCTGACTGTCTTGTATCTATTGAGGCCAATGCTAGACTGTATATTGATCACATTAGAGAGGAATATGAATCACATTCTAAAGATAAACTAGATGCTATGCTTCAGGACATATTCAATCATGATCGTGTTTGGATACATTCTGACTTTGGATCTAATGATATCGATGAGATTTTCTCTAAGATTAGATATATGATTGTAGGGCTAGACTGTAAATGGATAGTAGTAGACCATCTACATATGCTCCTATCTGCCAGTACTGAGGGTGATGAGCGCCGTACAATAGATTCAATTATGCATAAGCTGCGGTCTATTGTTGAAGAGACAGGGGCCGGTATGATACTTGTCTCTCATCTCAAGAGGATAGAAGGTAACAGGGGACATGAGAACGGAGTGTCAGTTAACCTTAGTCACCTTAGAGGATCTCAATCTATAGCTCAGTTATCAGACTGTGTGATTGCTTTAGAGCGTAACCAACAAGCCGATAATGAAGATGAAGCCAACACTACCCATGTAAGAGTTTTAAAATCTAGGTATACTGGGGATGTAGGAATGGCTACACACCTACTATACGACAAAGATACAGGCAGATTGTCAGAGCTTTCAGACTATGATGATGAGCTAGGAGATGGCGAGGATGCGTTATGAAATCATTAGTCTTTGATATTGAAACAGATGGTGTTACAGATGTCAGTGTTATCTGGTGCATAGCTGCTGTTGATTTAGATAGTTCAGCTACATATGAGTTTGGCCCTCATCAGATCGAGGAGGGCGTAGCTTTACTCAAGCAAGCAGATAAACTAATAGGCCATAACATTATTAACTACGACATACCTTGGATCGAAAGGATGTGTGGCGTTGATCTGTCCGATAAAAAGCTAGTGGATACCTTGATTATATCTAGATTATTTAATCCTGTACGTGAAGGAGGACACAGCCTCAAACAGTGGGGCGAATCAGTAGGCTTCTCTAAGAGTGGCTATGATGATTTCACAGCATACAGTGCAGAGATGATGTCAAGGTGTACCAGCGATGTTATATTAAACAAAAAAGTATACTTTGAACTTCGCAAAGAAGCGGCTGGTTTCTCTAAGAAATCAATTGATATTGAAAATAAAGTAGCTCACATCCTGAAAGAACAAGAAGAGCATGGCTTTCTACTTGACCAAAAGACTGCATCTCTATTACTTGCAGAGCTACAAGAAGAAATGGATAAGGCTACTGAAGAAGTAAAGAAACGGTTCAAGCCTAAAGTAGAGAAGCTTGAGATATTTAAAAAGAGAACTAAGTCAGGTGCTATATCTAAGATGGGAGAAACCCTAGAAGGTAAAGGCATTAGGCTTACTCCCGATGACTATGATGAGATATGTAAGAGAGGATCTATAGTCAGAGAAAAACGCATAGAGTTTAACTTAGGATCTCGTAAACAAATAGGAGAGTATCTACAGGAGTTTGGGTGGAAGCCTAAGAAGTTTACTCCTACAGGTCAGCCAATGGTTGATGAAAAGATACTATCTAATGTAAAGAATATACCGGAAGCTGCCTTAATAGGTAGGTATCTAATGCTACAGAAACGTATAGCTCAAGTTAATTCATGGTTTAAAGAACTAGGAAAAGACGGTAGAGTTCACGGTTTTGTTAACCATAATGGTACTGTTACTGGTAGAATGACTCACAGGAACCCCAACATGGCTCAAGTTCCAAACTGTTCCGCTCCTTACGGTAAGGAATGTAGAGCCTGTTGGGTAGTTCCTTCTAAACATAAGCTAGTGGGTATCGATGCCAGTGGCTTAGAGCTAAGAATGCTGGCTCACTATATGAAAGATGAGGGGTTTGTAGATGAAATACTCAATGGAGACATACACACTGCTAATCAAAGACTTGCAGGACTTGAATCAAGAAATCAGGCGAAAACATTCATCTATGCACTTATATACGGAGCAGGAAATGCAAAAATTGGAGCAGTGGTTGGAGGAAAGCAAGCGGATGGCAAACGACTTAGAGAATCTTTCCTCAATAATCTCCCATCATTTGCATCTCTTATCACAAAGGTATCAAGAGCAGCTCAAAAAGGTTTCTTAAAAGGTCTTGATGGTCGCAAGATTAAAGTACGCTCTCAGCACAGTGCCTTAAATGCATTGCTGCAGGGAGGTGGTGCTATTGTCATGAAGCAAGCATTGATTTTGTTCCATGAAAAAATACAACAGTATGGAGCTGTTGTTGTAGGAAACATACATGATGAATGGCAGGTAGAAGTACCAGAGCAGTATGCTGAGGAAGTTGGTAAGGCAGGTGTTGCTGCTATAGTTCAAGCTGGTAAAGACCTAGAGCTTTACTGCCCTTTAGATGGTGAGTATAAGATAGGAGATGATTGGAGTGAAACACACTAAACATAGTCCTAGTATGATAGGTGATCTAGCTGAACATTATGCTATCACTTGGTTGTGGGATAATGGGTATCATGTATTTAAAAACTGTGGCTGTACAGGCCCAGTTGATATTGTTGCTCTCTCCCCTGAAGGAAAGATAACTTTAATTGATGTTAAGTCCTACAAGGACGGTAGGTTATCCAGTAAAACAGAGACACAAAAGGCGCTAGGTGTTCAGTATCTACACTACAACTCAGAGACACGTAAATGTCGCTTTGTAAGGCACAGAAAATGAAATCTTTAAATAATATAGTAGAAGATATATACAGGAATATACAGCCTCTTTGTGAGGGAGAGTCCCTAGGCTTAACAGAAGAAGATATAGATAAGTTTGGTGAAGACATGAAAAATGTTTTACGTAACTGGTCTAACCCTACAGCTAGAGATTCTAACTTTACATTAAGAATGTCTAATGTAGGTAAGCCTTCAAGACAGTTATGGTATGACAGCAATAGCAGTAATGATTCTTCTGTTAATCCCAGCACAATGGTTAAGTTTCTGTATGGGCATATACTTGAAGAAGTAGTACTTGTATTAGCTCGTTTGTCTGGACATGAAGTTTCTGATGAGCAGAAAGAAGTAACTGTTAACGGTATCAAAGGCCACATAGATTGTAAGATAGATGGTGAGGTAGTAGATGTAAAAACAGCATCTTCTTTTGCATTCAAAAAGTTTAAGTATGGTGGCCTACCCGAAGACGATCCCTTTGGATATATAGCTCAGTTATCAGGCTATGAACAAGCAGAGGGTTCCTCTGAAGGAGGTTTCTTAGCCATCAATAAAGAGACAGGGGAGCTTGCTTTCTTTGCCCCCGATGAGTTTGATAAAGTAGATACTAACGATAGAATAAACTATCTTAGAGAAGCCTTACAATCTAAGAAGCCTCCAAGGAAATGTTATTCTGATGTTGCCGAAGGTACAAAAGGAAACATGAAACTAAGTAGAGGATGCTCTTATTGCCCCCATAAGTTTACCTGTCATGCTGATGCTAATGATGGTAACGGTCTGAGAGGTTTTAGATACGCAAAAGGTATCACTTACTTCACAAAGGTAGTTAAAGAACCTAACGTAGAGGAAGTATTGTGAACGGTAGAAAAAGTAAATTAGCTAGGCGGCTTGCAGAAAAATTAGCACTAGGCTGGCTTA